GTATAGAACGCACCGACATTGTGGGAGTATGACGACTGCGGTTGATATCCGCAATCTGCTCCACCAGGATTCCATGAGTGAGCGAAAGGAGGTCCTTCCCAACCGCCGTTTCGCCCCCCGTATCCTCCAGGCAGGACGTGTAAAGATCGGATACCTCCCGGGGCGCTACACCCAGAAGATCATCTCCGACTGTTCTCACACGCCCTCGTAATGCCGGTTCTGTCTGTATGCGCAGGCCGGATCGTGTCCACGCCCGCTCCCACAAACCTAGATTCATGAGGGAGAGCATGGGCCACGACGTCCCAGACCCCATAAGAATCGCCGAAGTAGTGGTAAGCCATTTTGGATGGCGCCCACTACCCCTCATCAAATGGGGCCCTACGGAAAGCAAAAAGACATCACGAAGGAAGGGCGACAAACCCAGTCCTTCGCTTAGCCCCAGTGCCCCCGCTCGCGCATACGAGTGAGGTATCAGGTCCGTAGCCCGTTTCATGTCGACGGATCGTACCACGTCATGTGGTTCCATCTTCATGCCAGCATACGAGTCAGCCAGAGGGCAATCTGACTTCGTCGTACACCGAGGGTCACGGTCCAAACATCCAATAAGGATAGAGTTGAGTACTTGGGACATGTACACCATGCACCCTGAGATAGGTGTCACGATGCGTGACTTCATGCCTCTTTCCTCAATCGCCACCTGCCGAATTAACGGCCACAGTGGACCACCCCTATGGGAGGCCCTGCGCACAACGCGTAAGCCCATGGCTGTATACGCGTACAAGTGCTCTCGGAGATAATCAAATTCCTGTGGGCCTACATCCCTAAAGACGTAGGACTCATCCCAAGGGAACAGGCTATCCCCGACAGGATCCCTCTCACTGTCGGAACCACGTCGACCCAAAACCAAAACGGCTCCCTCCGTAAAGGGTACGTACGGCAAATCGCCACATACGTATCGGATCAACGCGGCAAGGGAACTTGTTAACTTCCTCGAACGGAGGCATTTTACTGCCTCCCGAACCTCTGCCACCAAACCTCCTTCCTTGCCGGACGTCCCAAAAGACGCCGACGTAGACTGAGGAAAGGTGAGACTTAGCCCCCCACGTCTGCCGTGCGACCAAACACAGCAGAACTTCCGAAAGGCCTTCCTTGTAGCACGGCTCGGTTCAAACGTGCTACTCAGGTCTTTTCGGTGCACCTCTTTGGCTTCTGCCACCTGAGATGCAAGGGGGCCCGGTCCAGCTCTCGAATACCGAGAGAGCTGCATCAGAACGGTAGCCTTGTCTGAGTAACTGCCTAACGAAAGACAGCCTCTAAAGGTACGTTCAAGGCTGGGGATCCCGGCGGGCTGGTCAACGCCCATTAGGACGTCACCAACTGCCACCCGTCTCCACCATGCCCCAACAGCCTTAATCGAGGCGTAATCCCGCTGTTGTACGCGGGAGAACACCCAGTTAAGGAAACCGTTAATGCCAGCACGAGCAGTGCTGACATGACGGCTGGCCCTGTTAGGACATGCAACATGTTCCCAGGCCAGTCCGAATCCCAGTGCAAAGGCGTCCAAAAGGGCGTCGCACCAGGATACGAACATTGCGTTCGTATCTACATCTCGGAAGGCCCCTACCCCAATCCATGGGTAGCGGCAGGTCAGTCCTCGGGAGATTTCTCCCCCAGGACCTAGGACCTTCCCTCGCAACAGAACCTTCGCCAAGGTAGTGTTACGGGGACTCCGCAGGCTAGCCGGCCGACTAACCTTAACGTTAGTTGGTAAGTGTATAGACCTA